TCTAATTCCGATTGCCGATGGCACAAATGCTAACATAAGCACCCCCGCTGAAACCATACAAAATGCCGTTGCGATTTATGCGCTTTCCAACGTATCATAGTCATCTCACAGGGATAATCTTCATATCCAAAAGTCTCGCATGTGATCAGTCCTTCTATAACACCGGTTATTATTTCCGATTCGTATTGCTTGTATGGATAAATATAATCTGGGAGATACCGATGTATACATCTGCATTCGGAGCATTGATACCTCGGAACATTCACCCATTTGCTCACACGACCTTTCGTCCGTACAATTCTTCTAACTTTGTCATAGTATTTCAATTTTCCACCGCAGTCCTGGCAGGTTGATGTATTGTTACTGATCATATACCTAACCCTTTCTATCCTAGGTTAAAATATAAAAAGTTTAGTGTAGGAGTTGACAATTCCTACACCATGATATATGATTACTAACGATAAATCAACAATCCAACATAAAATCTCGGTTCATTATCATGAGGAGGGATTTAATATGCTGATACAATGCCCGGAGTGCGACTTACAGGTAAGCGATAAAGCAAATACATGTCCGCATTGTGGATACCCACTGAAACCAGACGCAAAGCCCAAATCGTCTCGTAAACCAAATAAGCGCAGGCGGCTTCCAAACGGTTTCGGTCAAATAAGTGAAATTAAAGGTAGAAATTTAAGGAACCCTTTCCGTGCAATGGTTACGGTTGGAAAGGACAAGAATGGCAAACCAATATGTAAGCCGTTGAAACCGGAGTCATACTTTCCAACATACAATGATGCATACACAGCTCTTGTGGAATTTAATAAGAATCCGTATGACCTGGAACCGTCTATCACAGTCAAGGAACTGTACGACAAATGGACATCGGGATATTTCAAGACTCTGAAGAGCGACGACAGCGCCAGAGCTACTACATCGGCTTGGCAATACTGCTCTGCTGTTTACGATATGCGAGTCATGGATGTTCGAGCAAGGCACATAAAAGGCTGCATGGAAGAAGGTGTTGCTACCGTAAGAGGCCAAGAGCAGACACCAAGCGCATCAATGAAGAATAAGATAAAGACGCTCTTCAATCAGATGCTCGACTATGCTGTTGAATACGAACTTGTAGATCGGAACTATTCGAGAACATTCAAGCTTACAGACGATACCATTAAAGAAATACAGACTGTCAAGAAAGAACATATTCCATTCTCTGATGATGAGATGGCTCTTCTGTGGAAGAATCTCGGACATAAATATGGGATTGAGTTCATGATTATTCAATGCTATTCTGGATGGAGACCCCAGGAGTTAGGTCTGATAGAATTAGCAGATGTTGATTTATCGAACTGGACATTTAAAGGTGGAATTAAAACCGATGCTGGTGAAAACAGAGTTGTACCGATTCATCCTCGGATAAGGGACTTGGTTTCCAAATCGTACGAAGAGGCTGAGCAACTTGGGAGCAAATATCTTTTCAATTATACAGATGAAGATCGCCGCGGTAAGAATACCAAGTTGACATACAATCGGTATAGCAAAATATTCAATCGCATTCGGGACGAGCTTAAACTCAACCCGGATCATAGACCTCACGACGGCAGAAAGCATTTCGTAACAAAATGCAAAGATGCTAAAGTCGATGAATACGCTATCAAATATATGGTCGGACATAAGATTTCAGATATCACCGAAAAGGTGTATACAGCCAGAGAATTTGAATGGCTCAGAACTGAAATAGAAAAAATAAAATGACTTGTATTTGACGCTCAAATATAGGAATAGCGGTATAGGAGTAGTGCAGGAATAATGTATGAATTACCTACATTTTCCCACTTTTTACTACTCTTAACCGCTTCATAATTCCTTGATTTTACCGGATTTTCTCGGTATAAGCCACCTAACAAGTTTCTATATTAGAAACAAACTATCCAGCATTTACAGTACCTAGAGGGTTCAAATGTAGGAATAATCTAGAAATAAACGACATCCACACGAACTTAATTACCTCTATCTACTGTTCAAAACCATCTTCAATCACATCGCCCGTAGAATCCAAAAGAACCGAGTTGCGGGCTTTGCGATAGATGGTTTGTCCCTGAATTGTTTTACCGGAACTGTCTTTGATTGGGTTTCCGCTTGAGTCTTCGATGTTATCTAAGAACACGAACTCGTTAGGATATCCTGCGAAAGCCGTTCCGGTAATAATTGTACCATCTGCTTTGTGTGCTGTATAGCCCTTCAACAAAGCTTCTTCCGTAACAGTATCGCCGGTAAGGTCGATCAAAACTTTATTGCCGAATACGACTTTATTCGCAGCCATTTGACAAAACCTCCTTATCCGATCGTAACAGTCTTCCCTCCGGCAGAGTTGTCGGTTTCTACATACGGGATTGCCTTAACTGTAACCTGAGATAAGCAGTTGTACTCTTCATCCGGCATAATCGTCTGAGCTTCTTTGGACGGTGTTACCTCCTTGCTCTGCGGCTTCATATCCTCAGAACCAGACATAGCACCTTCAACGCCAAGAATCGTCACACCCTCACGAATGTTAGTAGCAATAAGCTTTGCCTGCTCAGTGGCATCAATAGACACCTTACCAGAGCCATCATGATAGCCTTGCGGTACTGTATATTCTCCAGCCACAGTTGAGATGATACCCTTGACAGCGCCGTTGTTCTTCATAGTACCTGTAAGCTTACTTCCACGGGCGTGCGCAGTCTTTCCTACGAGAATCTCAGCGACAGCCGCAGTATCTTCGGAAGTATCGCTGTCGAATGTACAGGTACCTGTGATCTTTGCGCCACTCTTATCATGAGCAGTAATACCTTTGAGGACCTTATCTGCACTGACGGAATCGCCAGTAAGATCGATAAGGACATCCCCCCCGTAAATGACTTTGTTTACATTCAGATTTGCCATAATGTTTAGTCCTCCATGACACTTTCATTATTTTTCTTTATCAGCAGTCTTGTTGTACTGGGATGTACTGATTCCAAGGATAACACCAAGGAAAGTATCGACCGCAGTGATGGTTCCGACTACCTGCTCTCCATACGGGAGACCCCAGATTCCAGCCAGTGCAAAATATAATGTACCAGCAGCCGGAAGCAGATACATAGCAATCCACTTAAGGATGTCGTATGTCTTGTTACTCATGCTCATTGTGCTCTTCCTCCTTCTCTATAAATTTATGAATCGGGAGTTTGTCCACCTCCTGCATAATTCGCTTCGCTGAACCGTTCCCGCCCATACGTTCGTAGGGTTCATAGAGATACACTCTCAGATTCTCATATTCATCCTGGGTTACACACCCACGGTCAATATACGACATTACAAGATACATGATCCTGTCATGTGCCAATCCAATAAGCATCTCTGTTTTAACATCTTTTTGCTCGCTTTTCTTTTGCAAATAGGCCCACAGCCCAGAAGATGCAAGAACTGAGCTAAAGATCGTAAGTATAACCTGAAACCATGGTTCCATCGTTTCCTCCTTCTTTATGTGCAATCATGCAGACCTATCAGAAACAATCAGCTTCTTGTTGACTATTGTGATTTCCTTACTAAATAGGTCTTCGTAAAGCTGTATTAAATTCTTTCGTTGTTCTCTGGATAAGAGTTTATAATGTCCTCCCATCCAACCGCGAAACATATTTTCGACATTGTCGTAATCCGCTTCTTCATTTTCAACCTTAACGGCAAGTTTCTTGAGTTTTCTACGCATTGCGGTAACTCGATCCGGGTTTATTCGTTTGATGACTTTACCTGTATCCGTAAGTGTGTACTTGATTTGCAAGAATTTGTATTTGCTCGAAATCTTAACGATTCTGGTTTTCTTACGATTGATATGGATTCCAAGTTCGGCTGCTATTTTACAGACGTTTTCGAGCAAGTTTTCAAGCTCTTCTTTACTGGGATTCATGATGTACCAATCGTCCATATACCTTCCATAAAATTTCTGCTGACGCACATACTTGACGTAATTGTCAATCGGATATGGATAATAAATTCCAATGACTTGTGAAAGTTGATCCCCAATATTGACGGACTTCTCCATCCACTTTTCGCCAGTGAGCTTCTCTTTTGGAATATTCCGATACTCCAGTTTATTGAAAGTATCGATCATACAGGTCTCGTATTCCTCGTCAGACATATACGAAACATCGATCTGGAAACCCTTAAATATCAACGTTAAAAGCCAGTCAATAAACTCATCGTCATCGAACAGCTTCAACAATTCTCGTTTAGCAATCTCATGGATAATATTGTCATAGAACTTTGAAAAGTCACCGAATAGAATATAACCGTCATTTCCGTATAATTGGTAGTATTTGTGGAGATGGATTTCGAATCGTTTTCTCTGTTGTGAAATTCCGCGCCCCTTGATAGATGCGCAGTTATCATAAATGATATGTTTTCTAACTTCTGGAAGTAAAACCTCATCGCACAGAGAATGTCGGACAATGCGATCGCGGATTTGAATGCTTGTAATGGGTCTTATTCGGCCTCTTTCGTGCAGCTCGAATTCCTGTGTCGGTCCATTTTGAAGTGTCCGATTTATTAGATCGTCTTGGATTTCAAATATATACCGCAGGAAATTCATCATGAATTTTTGCGTCGATTCTTTCCACTTGCTGCTTTTCACAGAGACCTTATAAGCCCTATACAAGTTATTGGCGTCACAGACAATCTCCTCGTAGTTCATAACCTATTCACCGTTATAACAATACTTACCGTAGTAAATTGTATTAGGCTTTATTATTTATCCTTGCGGAACGGATAGCATCTCCTTCTTCGTTGGTTAATCGAAGAATCCGGACGAACTCCATTAGAGTTCGAAGCGTTGTTGTAGTTCGTATTGCCATTGTTGTTCACATTGGCAAAGTTAGCCGAAGAAACGACGCAATTTTTTAGATGTTACCCTTTTTCTAACCGCGACTTAATCGCCATGTCTCTTTGACGCCACCTTTTTATCAATCCGATTTCTCGGTCGATAGCTTTAACATACCGGTTGTACACATTCAGATCTACATCGAATATTTCAACAACCCGCTGCAACTCGTTGATGAGCTGCTCGCAATTTACAATGGCCGCATTCTGGTAATCTCTCCTGGTCTCGTACTCGTGCATTGTCCGTGGGTAAATGGTGTTTGCCGCTCTAACATTGCTCGTTATCAGGGAAGCACACTGGTTTACTTTCGATTTGAAACTCCGCATCAGTTCCCTGTACTTAGCAAAGTTTTCTTCCGAAATTTCTCCATACGCATACTTCTTCCGAACAAAGCCGTCCACATCCTTAACACCAAATCCCCTCTGCATAAGGAGTATCAGCATATCATGCAACTCGATCGAGTACGTAATCGCTTCGAATTTTGACTCTTTTCTGTCGCCTAACAGAACGCTCATTCGTAATCTTTACCGGTGATCTCAGCGAACTCCTCTTTGGTGATCCAGCCCATCTTCACCGCATTACGAACTCTGGTCTCATTCCACATTTTCATGCCGTGCCAAAGCTTTACTTTACTGTAATTCTTGCTATGTTCCATGGTGATCCTCCTTCTTAAAGCTCTATATTGGACATCATCGCAATGTAGGCGATGTCAGACTGCATTTTGGTTCTGGCAAACTCCTCCTCAGAAATATCTCTAAGGACAAACCAGTATTCGCCAGGAACCTGCTCAACGATCTGAACCAGCTCCATGTTCGGATGAACGGTCTCGGTTGTTCCGTCGCTGATAGTAACCGGAGAGCAGTTATATGCAAATACAGATTCCTCGATTTTTTCTGTAGAAATGAAATTGTTTCCGTTCAGCTTAAGATTGGAAATCTCAGTTCCATCACC